TTTTGCGGCCTAGTTTGGGGGTTTCTGGGCTATTTGACGCGCCTTATTTTTTCCGAACCATGAAAATTTCAACGCACCCAGCATATTGCGGCGAAGGGTCAGAAAAAACTGCACAAATTTCAAACCCTTCCTTCGAATCATGCTTATCCGGTTTGAACATACTGCCTCTAGGGGTTGATCAGTCATGATGGGTTGCCATCGTCGGATGTTTCCACGTCCCTTCGTAAAGCCCGTCATAGGTCGGGCCTTCACCG